CTTGTCTCTGCATGCTGACGGATAAGAGCTTTCACCGTCACACTCTTCACAAGGATCTTACGACCGACCATCTGATTCTGAGCATTGCCTTGATCCACAAGGTTGATAGAAGGACTCAGAATAGTACCACTTGAACCGACTGTCGTCAAGGACACATTTGTATCAAAGAACTTCTTCTCACCACCAGGGTAAAACCTGCCATAGTATCCACCAGTACGTTGACGTCCACTTTCACGAGGCATATCTATCTCAGCAGGTCTTTTCTTACCAGATATATTTTTTTCAAGGTCGCTGAATTTGTCTGCGAGGACACTATACCCGCGCTTATGCCGGGACCACAACTTCTTCACGTACTGATACGCGTCCGAAGAGATCCGCGCCGCGTTCTTAGCATACTCAACGGCTGATCCGTCCAGGAGTGCCTGATTTACGACGGAAACAGCGAACTTCCCTCCTTGATAGATAAGTGTACCCGCCCAGATAGCAACGGGAGGTGGAACACCCGCTGCCACAAGCGCGCCCACAATTGCAACACTTCCCAGTGCATCACCTGTACCACTCGCAACGGGGATCACCTCCTTAGTACCGGGGACGATGAGGGACATCTTTTTATTAGTCTACAAGATAATTTTACTCCTCCTCACTTTCGGAGAAGTCCCAGGACGAAGTTTCAGTGACCACTTCACCTTCCTCACCATACGAATCACTATCATAAGACGAGGACTCTTCTCCGTCGGGCTGCTTCCACAGCCCCTCATACACATCTTCCATTTACTATATATATAGGGAATAAAACCCTACTCCATACCCATTAACCACGGTAGCCTAGTGGGGACTATTAGGAATTTCCACTCAGGACCTCGGGTTCGAGGCCTGGCGACCATATATTTATTTAATTTTTAATAACAGGGGTTCGAACCCCAGCCAAGCCCAATTTATTTAATATTTCATATTTACCTATTTCTAGAGATAATAACATGCACTCATAAAACGCGTGCGTGCATGGCTCAACCTGTTGCTTCACATACATCCGCTGACACGTCAGCAGGATCGAACCTCAGCGCGACCAAAACTTTAAAAAAGCCCGCAGCTAAGCCTATCAAGGCGCGGGACTGGTGCTTCACGGTCAACAACTACTCCACACAGGAAGTAGAGACCATCAAGGCGTGGGAAACCACACAATCGATGAAGTACTTGGTGTTCGGCTTCGAGAGGGCGCCGGAGACGGACACGCCCCACTTACAGGGCTACGTCTACTGGAACAACGCGCGTTCCTTTACCGCGCTCAAGGAACTCTGCCCGCGCGCACACTGGACGCGGGCACGGGGAGACTCCCTCCAGAACAGGGAGTACTGCCTCAAGACAAGACCGCAGGATGCCGCGCCTAACGCGGAATGGCATGAAGCGGGAGAGAGGCCGGTAAGTAACAAAGAGAAGGGCGCGCTCGCCAAAGCATTCTGGGACGACACGCGCAAGCTGGCGGAGCAGGGTGACTTTGACCAAATCGACTCTAAAATTTACATCACACACCTCAACAGCCTGCACCGCATTGCTGCTATGCACCTTAAGCCATCTGACCACCTAAACGACTGCACAGGTATATGGCTCTATGGCCCTCCGGGACTTGGAAAATCGCACATGATCCGGGAGTTATTGCCGGGACTCTACGACAAGTGCGCTAACAAGTGGTGGGACGGCTTCACCGAGGGGGCTGCATGCATAGACGACTTTGACATGGCACACGCATGCCTAGGACATCACCTTAAGCGGTGGGCGGATCGCTACGCTTTCACGGCTGAGGTTAAGGGAGGGACAATAAACATACGACCTACATGGATGGCAGTAACATCCAACTACACCATCAGACAGATCTTCGGGGCCACACCAGGCAACGAGCTGCTCGTCGAGGCGCTCGAGCGGCGCTTCAAACAAGTACACTTACACAGCATAGCTGCACGCGCCGACATCAAACAAGAACTCTACAACCACATACACTCACTCGTCCCCCAAAACCGCTGCGCAGTTGTAGGCCCCATGGACTCCTTCGTTCGCCCCTGAACATTACATCAGGGTCAAGGGCTTGGCACACTAGGGGGTGGGGTAATACTAGCCCACCCCCCTTCTGTGCCGGCTTCCTAATAAGGAATAAATTACTTCTACAGAGCTAGCGCACGGCCCGTCGGGCCTACCATTCGCTTGTGTCAGTGACCACTTGGGTCACATCAGCGATACTCTCTATAATGATATCAGTTGAACCTGTTTGTCACATCAGCAATACATAGTGACACGTATCTGCGTGATCAACACACTACAAGAAGCTAGCGCACGGCCCGTCGGGCCTACCATTAAGACTTGAAATAAACGATTTAATAACATTAAGGGGATCCTGGGATCCTAACATCACGACTTGCCCAGCACATTACCTTAGGCTCATTAGCCTGGGGACGGCTGCGCCGCCCGCTGCCGCGGGCTCGAAGCAGCCTACGCCAGAGGAATGGGGTATGGGAGGAGAGGAACTTCACGCATCTTCATACCTGATACGGCAACGGTAACGGACCGCCGCTGAACCGGAAGTAGAAATACCCATCACAAACAAGTTACCAGACGGAAGCTCTGTGATGACACGAGAACCACCAGCCATGGTTCCAAAATCGATTTGCTCATTGCAAGGAAAGTGCTTAGTGATAAAGATATCCTGAGCAGGGGTCACAATGTTAAACGTAGAACCATCATGAGTGACACCCAATCCATTGAGAGGCAGCTCGGCTTGGAACACGAGCATGATCTTAAACCTCTTTGAATTCTCGAGATTGTTGAACGAGAGAATGTCCGTGTCTTCAAGGACTTGTGACACGGTAGCTGCAGCACCATTACACTGCTTGTCAAGGATGACATAGAAACGAAGAGCCTCTGGAGTCAGATTGCCTGCGGCAGTCACCACATTCGCATTTGAGCTTGTCTCTGCATGCTGACGGATAAGAGCTTTCACCGTCACACTCTTCACAAGGATCTTACGACCGACCATCTGATTCTGAGCATTGCCTTGATCCACAAGGTTGATAGAAGGACTCAGAA